TTCTGAAGACTTCAGAATTTGTGAGCCGACCGTTGCGATCGCATTGCTTGCAGTCATTTGTGTAGCTCCTTTTGGATTTGGAAAAGGTGGTCAAACGCAGTCGGACTGCGCTTAGTAGGATGCGGGCAGTCGAATAATGAGAAACTTAACCGCTGCGTTCGAACCCGAAATCAGAACCTTGCCAGTCGTCTGTCTCCAGCCGCGAACCGGCACGGGACCAACCACTGCATACTCACCTGCAGCAAGCGAATACGTTGTAATGTCTCCAGATCTGCCAAGCAAACTTTCATCTGCGTAGCTGGTCAGGGTAAATGTGTAAGCGTTTGAGGCGTGGCTATTCAAAACGATGATTAGCTCTCGCCCTGTGCTTGTGTATGAGTTGCCGTTGCTCGCATCAGCAGCGGTAAACGCCGCATCAAGTTCGTCTGCGGAAACTGTGGGGTTGATACTCGCAGGGCTAACTGGGGTGATGTCGGTAGGGACCGCCCAGCAAGGCACCATGACGTTTGTCAGCAAGCTGAACAAAATCGCGATAAGTGCTGTGATCTTCTTATTCATTTCATGCTCCTGTTGTGGGTGTTTGTCTGAGCGCACGAACGTCCGCTTCGACAGCGGGCTTGAGTACAGCCAAGAACGTCTCGACCGCTTCTGTGCGCGTGCGAGCAAATGCGCGATTCATCCACCTTTGTGGCGGCTGAAACTTGGTGCCGTAATTGGTGAAACCGGCATAAAAGGCGTCATAGAGAGGCGCTGATGCACGACCCTTGAGCTTGATTTTTGCGCGCATCTTTGCGGTGATGCGACGCGGACGGACGCGTCCTACGATCTGCCCCTTCTTTTTGGAGACCTGCGCGATAAGCGTCTCTTTCAGCCTGCCAGTGTCGACAGGCGCTTCCGCTTTTGCTGCCTCTAGCATTGGTTGCAAGCCCGCTTTTACTGCGGCTCGCAAATGCTTGTCCGCGATCTTTGGTCCGAGTTCTTCTAACAGGCGAACGAGTTGCGGTCCACCATGAATCGCCATCCTGCCGCGCAGTTGCGTTCTGAGAATCGGGATAGCTGCTCTTGCCATTACGCGCCTCCCCTGTGCCAGACCTTGAAGTCGGTAATCATTCGCCAGCAGTTTTCCAGCTCAGGCTCTTTGATGAGCCCCGCTTGCACAACAAAATCAGTGATGGCTTTTATGACGTAGTTGGCACCGTTGACGACGACCGTTCTTTCCGCGCTCGGCAAGAGTGCCCAGAGAGCGTTTTTCACGGTCGCGATTTGTTGGTCGTCATTTGCATATACGTCGAGCTGAAACTCTTCCTCGAACATGCCATTGATGTTGCCATCGAGATTCTGCTCGCAGTTCTGGCTTGTCGAGTGCATCAAGATAAGCGGAAGCTTGTACTTGTCCGGCACCGTTGAAATGTAGATGCGCTTTGCTACGACACCGCTAATAGTGGCGTCAGATTCGAGCAGCGCTTTTAATGCTGTAGCTGCCTCAGCCATTATTCTGGTCCCTCTCTTTCGCTTTGAGGGATAGGAACATGCGCCTGCCACCAGTCTCGGTGACTTCTTGAATGTCGAAGTGGCGCTCTTCAAAAATGATTCGATCTGCCGGCGTCAGGTTCTTGAGCTCGTCGCACCAGCGCACGATGAACTCGCAGTCACGCTGCGCGACTGCCTTGCCGTCCAGGAAGCGTTCGGAGCCACGCAGAGGTCTATACGATGCCGGCACCGTTTCGAATAACGTCTCGTAGGTGTTCCGTGGAACGCCGTCACGCTCGTCGGAAACGTAGCGCTGGATCGTAATTTCGCGTGTGAGTTGTGAGGCTGTGATTTGCATCAGAACCCCCATGTCGCGCGATTTGCAATGATTTGTCGGACGCTTACAGGCACGGGAACTTCGCCTGTGGTCTCGTTAACTGGCAAACGACCGTCGAACGCCATCGCAGTAAAGATCATCAGAAGGTTTTTGAGGTCTTCTGGCACTGCTTCTGCGGAAGCCCAGCCCGCCTTGTATCGCAATCTAATCGGCGCGAGCCTTCCCGCTTGCGTCGTGGGCCAGACTGCATTTGGCGCTGGGGCTATGCGCGCTCCAGCCAGGTCGAGCTGGTAATCAGTATCTGCAACAAGAGAAGTTTCCTGCCCGCTCGTGTTGTAGTAAGCGAACGCTGTTATAGAAATGAGTGGCGTCCGATACGGTTTGATGATTTGCGGAAAGCAGTCAAACTTTTCTTCGTAAGTGGAATCAACAAAGACGATTCCCATCATGTTTTCGAGCGTGATGCGGCAGGCTTTCGCGTAAAGTAAAAGCTCTGTGTCGCGACTGGTGCCTATCACGTTGCAGTGCGCTTTCAGCTCAGTCGTAGAGCACGGCTGCTCTGTTGGAGCCGTGATCAATGTCAAAGGTCTGCTGAAAGTTTGCATGTGCGCCTCAAAAATTTGGCGTGGCGCTCGCCGCTAAGGGGGAAGACAGCGAGCGCCAGCCAGCGTGTGGGTTGGTCTAGGTAATAGCGGGAGCGATCGCTTGCTGATACCGGAGGTCATATGTGGCACCGAAGATGGCACCAACGACCGGGTCGTCGACGGATTCAACGGCTTTGACTTCGACGTAGTCCAGACCGGCAGGAAGGTCTTTTGCATCTACCTCGATCAGGATTAGTTGTGCTGAACCGGCTGTGGTGACAAAGCCGGCTGCTGCTACATCAGTTGGTGCTGTCAGAACTTCGCCACCGGCTGTGGTGTCGAGATCCTCCAGCTTCTTGAACGGAATAGCGGTGGCGCCCGTGTGCGAAGCATCGGAGGCTGCTTGTACGGTAATCGTACTGGTGCCGGTTGTGCCGACGCCCTTCATGATCCCGAACATACAACGGCCAGCTTTGTTCATCTTGATCGCCTTTGAATAGATGGTTCCAGAGAACGCATCGGCGACCGGTTGTTTGCCGGCGAAGAAATGGGCTAATTGACTTAGTAGAACAGACATTCTGTCTTCTCCTTTTAAGGCGTAGGGAAAACAGGCGCGCCACGCTAAGCAGCGCGCCGTTTTTTTTGGTTAGGCGCGGGTTTCGAGCGCGATAAACGGTGAAACCGTGTTGCTGCCCTTGTACGGTGTGATAGCTGAGTTCCAGATACCTTGTCCGTTCCAGCGCTGCATACAGCGGAACGTGTTCTCGCCTGCCAAAAAGCGAACGTGTATAGAAGAAGCTTTTTGAATGTCGCCCTTCTTGATGAGCAGGTATTGGCTCAAGTCAAGGAAAAGTACGTCGCCGAGCGTGCCTAGCGCAGAGCATTGCTCTAGCACTTCGACCGGATGCCCGAGCAGCGTTCCGTCTGGTGAGACCTTCGCATCATGCGTGAAGATGCCAGGTGAGGAAGTGCCACCGAGCAAGGTCATCTGTGGTATCTGTCCCCAGAGTTCTTGGTTGACGAAAAAGCGAGCCTTCGAGAGTCCGCGCGCACACATGCGAATACGCATCTTGAGTGCGTTTTGGAAGTTGAAGGTCGCTGCTGTTTGGGAGGTTTCTTTTGTGACTGTCACAAGAGCTGGTGAAGACAAGATCCCTTCTGGGCGGCCAGCTCCGTTTGCACGGATTATGCAGTCATCCATTTCGAAGCCGAGCTCATTCACGAAGCAAGACTCGAGGAATGAACCAAGAGCGGCTGCGTCCATCTGCAGTTCTTCCGTGGTGTAACCAGCGGCGAACATCTTAAGGAGCGACATCTTGATGGTGCGGAATTTAGGCTTGGAGGTTGTAGGTGAGTCACCTTCATTGCCCCAGTACACGCGAACTCCGCCCAATCTTGAGCCGGTCGCTCTGGACGTTTCATCAAGTGCTGGGATCTCGATTTCGTTCGAGTTAGCTGAAATCGGGATTTCAGTACAGTACTTCGCGAGCTTTGATGTCTCGTAAATCATCGTGATCATCTTGTCGCTGAAGTCTTTTTGAACGAGGAAACCACCGTCTGCTGGCGTTCCTTCGTTCATGCCAGAGGCGGCTCTATATTGCTCTGGGTAGTTATCCGCGTACCAGTTCATTACTTGATCAAGTCGCGGGTCGCGGCGATGCGGGTTCTTCTCTGCGATCGCAATCGCGCGCATTTGTTCGCCGAAGCTGCGAAATGGTTTGAAATCGGTCTTAGCTTCTGCGGGAACTTTAGGGGCTCCGCCATTAGCGTGCTGTTGTTCGGCGGCCGCTGCGCGTGCCGCGATTTGAGCGTCAGGCACGGCTGCGGTCATACCGCTTGCTGGTGAAGTTGTGACGGTCGTTGGAGCAGCCTTAGCGGCTCGCATCACTTCTACCAGTCCAGTGTGTTCACTTCTCAGAGTTGATAATTTTGTGTTTTCTTCAGCACTAAAGGCTCTAGTTTGCTCGACTGCCAAATTAGTGATTTTATTCATGTCATTTTCGAGCGCTTCGATCTTTCTGCCGAGAGCTTCTAACTGTTCTTTAGTCATGGTTTTTGCTGCCTCTTCCGGGTAGTGAGTGCGGGGGCAGCGTTTGAAAACAGCAAAAAAGCAAAAACGCGAAACTGCCGCACCGCTTAAAACGGTTTGGGCAATTTCGCGAGATCAACGGATCACGGGCATTTGCCGTGTAGTGGCGCTGGACAAGCAACGGCTTCCGACTTGCGCTAACTACGCCTCAATTTGCGCGCAAAGATAATGCACGCTTTTTGTTTTTGTCAATAAGTTAGTCACGCCAGTTCGGCAAGTGCTCTAAATAGGCTTGCATCGTGGATACCGGGATGATCTTTTGTTCGGGCGCAAGCGCACGACGCAAGATCTCGCGTGTTTCCTGGTCGACCTTCGGCTCGATCAAAGCGCGATAATGCTCCAGCACCGAGCGGTCATCTGCCGTCGGAACTAGCGGTCCAGCGTTTCTGTAGCGATTGATCGCCATGCACACCGCCGACTTGTCCTGTATTTCGTCCGGAAGCGCTGCTCGAATTGAAATGCTCGTCGCCGTATTCTTCGGAAAATTCGCGACAGAGCCTTCTTTCAAGTCGCCTTTCAAGATTTTGACCAGGTCAGATTTTGCGCCCTGGATCCATTCGTGTGCAGTTGGCAAAAATGCGACGGAAGTCTCGTCGATGTCTCCGCGATCCATACCGACCGCAATTTCTTCCCCGAGCGCGTGTTTCGGCAGGTCGCATTCACCATATAGATGATCGTCCTTCTCCTGGAGCCGGAATGTCCCAGGCTTCATCGAGCCAAGCACCTTGTACGGCAAGTGCTGATAGAGGCACTTGATAGCGACACCGCCCATATAGTTGCAGATTCCCGACCGGACGCTTTCTGCAAAGCAGCCTGGCATGATCATTTCTTGCAGCCAGTCTTCAACTTGCAT